TTTGAACTTTGCTAACAATAGCGTCTGCTAAATCTTGGATTAATTGCTTATCTGCAAAACTTAATAGATACAAAGCATTGTTTGTACTTTCCATTGCTGCGTTTGCAACCGGAACTAATGTTTTAGCATTTGGAGTAGATCCATCTGTTAATTCATTTAATCCAGATACTTGGCGCATCATATCCAAAGTGTTTTGTAACTCTTGATATAGTTGACCAAACACCGCCAATTGACCTGATGCTTCAATAGATACAGGCTTGTAATTAGGGTTTTGACTTAGCAAGTCTGTTGATCTGTAAGGAACAACAAAGTTTGAGAAAATAAAATCCATAACTTTTGTTGGGTTCATTTTTTCTCCACCACCACCAAAGTCAACCCCTTCAAGCGCATTTAAGTCTATGTTAATCAAATAAGGGATTAACTTATTTGACATATTTTGTAATTTGAACCAAGTAAGACTAGCTTTATCTTCAAGTGGAATCAATCTTTCAGTAATTCCAGCAAAGCGCATTTTATAAAAATTCCAAGAATAAAGCTGAATATTCAATTTAGTATCCCACCAAGATGATGGCTTTCTAATTTGATTCTCTGACATACCCCAATCATACATATAGTCTGTTTGGATAAGCCACTTGCACTTATAAACTACTTTACGAGTAACCGGCATAAAGATAGGTTCTGCTTGACCTTTCATGCTAAAATCGATCATGTTAGGTATAGTACCCATTTTATCAATTACGCCTTCTTTAGTTACAGATAGTTTAGTTGCGTCTTGATATTTTGTCTTTCCAAATCTTACATTACCTCTATTGTCTACTTCTTCTTTGTAAGTATAATCATTCCAAGATAAAAATTCAAAATCTAAAACAAGTACTTTAAATCTATTCCAATATTTAGAATAATCAGTGCCATACATAAAGTTCGATGGATTACCAAAACGACCTGCTACGCTTTGTACGATTTGATTCATTTGCTCTACCGTAAACCATGGCGCAAGATCTCCTACATATACTTCTCTAACTTCTCCCCAATGTACTAAATCTGAAAAATCATTTTTAGCACAATAAGATAACACCATGTTTTCAGGGTTAATCTCTCTTAATTTTACTTGACCATTTTCATCAATATATTCTGTATAACCGCCCATTCCAAAATCAAAAAGATTTTCTATTGTGCGTTTTCTTTTTTCATCAAATTTATTTTGATACATAGCTAAAGATGCTGCCATCTCTGCTTCCATAGACATCACGTGCTTATATCCAAATTGCTCCTCCATCTTCAATTGCTCTAGATCTTGTGCTTCACCCGGCTGAGGCGCTAACACTGGGCTATTAAGTAATTCTTGATTGCCTGCTTTTTGCGCTGCTTCTCTCATTAAAATCTTTACCTTCATTTCGGTAAAGTAATTATCTTCTTCGCTTTTAGCAATTGGATCTACTGCAAATGCATTTATCGCATATCTTCTTTGAACTAATTTTGATATTGCTATCTCTCTAAACTTTGTTAAAAAAGATGGCGGAGTCCAATCAATGTTCAACCAAGTTTTATCTTGTTGCTCATCTACGTTTAAAAGTTTTTTATATTTAGTTGTACTTTGTCTACCTAATGCATATTCTCTAATTTCGTTCATTTTGGATTGACCAAAATTTAACATATTGTTAGGAACATACCCTCTTGAATCACCCCACGCAGCTTTGCAGTATTGTAATATCCAATCATAAGATTTCTCTCTTGGATCTATTTGTTGATTTGGATACGTATTTGTCGCCTGTTGCATTATATAAATCTTATTGATGTATTATTTAATGTCCTTCCTTTCAATCTATTTTTTAATTGGCTATATGTCATATTTTTAGCATCTGCTGCATCTTTCATGCAATAATAAAAAATGCCAGTTTCCATATCTATAACACACTTTTTTCTAGAACTTTCTGATCTATATTTTTTATTCCAATAACCTTCACCCTTTTTTTGCAAAACGAGCAAATTGTTGTCAATTGCATGACGATTGTTTTCTTTCCTCGTATTCCACTCTAAATTGATTACCGTATTATTTATTTTATTACCATCAATATGGTTAACCTCTAATTTATTCTGCGGATTTTCTATAAAATGTTTAGCAACTATTCTATGCAATTTAAATGTTTTTGGGATACCTTGACTGTATAATGTTACATGATAATATCCTTTTTTAGTCAAATTGGGTTTTAAGATTTTATTAATACTTCTTACATTACCTAAGTTACTAACTTGATAAGATTCTTCATAACCAACAATATCTTTCCAAACTTCTTGCATATTTTAACCAAAATTAATTAAAAGTAAATAAAAAAAACAAATTAAATTATATTAATTAATTTAATATAATTTTCTGCCTTCCAATAAACTATCATAATTCATTTCCATTTTTGTGTTATATGAAAATCCGTTGTATTGAATAGCGATAAAAGGATCGGAAACCACATACTTGCCCAAGCCCCCTAGCGCACGGTCTATATGCTCATCTAAAGGCGTATTTAGGTATGTATCGTAAAACTTGCTGTTGACTATGTAGCAATGGAATCCGGTAAAATTATCTACTGTTTGATCTTCACGAATCTCCCCAATGTATATACCACTTAAATATATATCAAAATCTAATGGCTTATTTCTTAAAAAGTACGAAAAACTATCCGGATTGGTAAAGTGAACGTCATCCTCCATTATGCATATTTCAGGCAAACCTGTGTCTTTGGCATACTGAACGCACTGCTTATGGGCTAAATTAATTGCCCTTTTAACTGAATGAGAATCATATACGGCAGGGAAAAAAGAAAAGTCTTTGATGCCCTGCTCTTTAAATTCGTTCATTAACCTGTCAAATCGATCACTAGCATCAAAATTATGAATTACCGCTATCTTCATTTAGCTTCTGTATTATGTTGTTTAATGCGCCTTGGTAAGTATAATACTTATTGTATATTTCTTTAATCTTTAGTTGCTTTTCAACTATATCTATACTTGGGATACTGTTTAAAATTGGGACTATCCTATGAGCATCTTCGGCTTTTATGATTACCCCATAATCTTCAAAATTAGCATCAAAGCAATTAACAAACTCATCGCTGATGTAAACAGGTATAGTTTCGTATTGGAGGCACTCAGCGATTCTAAAGCTATTTAAACCATACCCTCTAGGGCATAATCCGAATATAGACTTACTAATAATGCCACAAAACCTATTTACATCGTGCTGCTCTTGAGATATGTAATAATCCGCGTTTTGAATATTAAACACATAATTTCTTATTGGGTGAGTATTGGTGCCAACAAAAGAAGCAAAAATTGTTTTTTTACCATTCCACTTAAAACTGTGTGGCATACAAAGCAAAGGTATTTCTACCCCTTCTTTCTTGCTCATATTAAATACCAAAATATCTAAATCTTTAAAGTCAACCAAAACCCCATCATCATATTGGCAAATAGTCCAATATTGCTGATTTCTCGGTAACGCATCTACATAGTCTTGCAGGCTTTTTCTAGCTACTGGATCATTCCCGTAGTTGTTATTTACATGATACGATGTCCAATGGATTCTTAAATATGCCCTGCCATTAAACTCTGGTATAAATCTATTTGAAACCCATTCTTCAAAAATGGTATAATTTTCAAAAGGATAAACCGTGTTTATGGTAGGCATAAACTCCTTCGGTACGTCTATCATATATTATATTTTCTTACATAAAGCGCGTCAGTCCATGTATCTGCAACCCAACTACCCGTTTCAACTCTTTCAAAACCTCGTTGCAGCATAAAATAATCTAAATCATCAATTAACATACATCCCTTATATGTTTCTTTCATATTAACTTCTAACAATGCATAATCTATATTTTTAATCAAATCCCCCATACCCTCAATAGCCAAATGCTCTGCTCCTTGGAGGTCTACATTCAAAAAGTTGACATTCGTAAAATCACATTTTTCAAGTAATTTATCTGCTCTGATTGTTTTCATTGCAATCTGTTCTATGTAATGTACTTCTGGATGGATAAGTATATGGGTACCAAGCTCTAGCATTGATGAACTCTGGCTTTCGTTATTAGATACATTAAAAACAATTTCTTCACCATTAACATTACTCAAACAAGCATTAAATGCTTTTTGTTTTTTATATGGCGCAATATTTTCAATTAACTTTTCATAAACAGATGGTATTGCTTCAACCCAATATACATCCCCTTTACAATAGTTATCGTATTCATTTTTTTCTTGACCATAAGATGCACCAAGATGCAACACCCCTTTTATATCCAACTTATGCTTATTGACTAGATAGTCAAATGATATCATCATATACTTTTGCTTTTATGTTTATTAACTTCTAATTCAACCCAATTATATAATTTAACCATGCCTTCCTCAAGCGGCTTTGTTGGACGCCACCCTGTTACCTTTTCTACCAATTCATTGTTTGAATTTCTACCTCTAACGCCTAATGCATTTGATTCAACATTTTTAATTGTTAAAGTTTTGCCTGAAATTTTAATAACCATTTTAGCCAAGTCATTAATTGATATCATTTCATCTGAGCCAATATTAACAGGATAGACATAATCTGATTGCATCAATGCTTTTACACCATCCAAACATTCGTCAATGAATAAAAAACTACGCTGTTGTAAACCATCACCAAATATTTCAATTTCTCCGCCATCTTTTGCTTCTGCTACTTTCCTACATACTGCTGCTGGAGCTTTTTCTCTGCCGTCTTTGTAAGTACATTCAGGTGAAAATATGTTATGGAAACGACCAATTCTTACATCTAAATTTTTGTTTCTTCTGAAAGAATCATAAATCTGTTCTGATAATAGCTTCTCAATGCCGTAGACACTATCTGGTTTACCATCCCAAGCTGAATCTTCTTTTAATGATGCGCTATCTAATGACTCTTGCAATCTTTCGCTATAAGCACAAGCGCTTGATGAAAAAAATAATTTTTTAACTCCGTATTCTGATGCAGCCTTTGCCACATTTAAATTAATCATTGTTGAATCATATATAATATCTGCATCGTTAACCCCTGTAAATACATACAAAGCGCCTCCCATATCGGCAGCTAATTGATACACCTCATCAAACGCATTAACATTATCATGCCATGTTGTTTGCTGGGGATTCCATAAAGCCTTTGATACATTTGATGGATTACGCAAATCTAAAATAAATGCTTCATCTGCTTCAGACTTTGAAAATTCAGGTTGTTTAACATCTACTGATCTCACCCAATAGCCTTCGCTTTTTAATCTTTTTACTAATTGCATTCCGATCATCCCATGACCGCCTAATACACAAGCTGTTTTCATATTAAAATTTATTTAGTTTTAAATACCATTGTTTTTTAAACCACCATAATCCCCATCCGTTAGCAGTTTCTTCTGAATGTAAAACTTTTTCTGTTTCAAATTCTCTATCTGCAATATCTGCTCTAGTAAATGTTTTTGGCACAATTTGACTTACTGCTCTATTTACTTCGTCTGCATTAAAATCATGGCCTGCAAGTATGCCTTCGTCTTTTACTTTATTATACCATTCAATTACCTCTTGTTTTGTTTCTTTGTATGTGTGTGATGAATCAATGTAAACAAAATCTAAAAAACCATCATTAAACATTTTAGCACAATCTAAACTTGCATAAGGCATTACTTCTATATAATCACCCAAACCACTTTTTATAATGTTTTCGTATATGGTTTTCATTTGAAAAAAACCACCGTAGCCCATATTGTCTATTGCATAAATTTTAAAATCTTTACCCAAGTTTTTTAATTCTTGTGCTAAATATATAACACTATCGCCATTTGCAACACCGACTTCTGCTAGTCGTGCGTTGTTGGGTAACTCTTTTGCAATTCTTTGATAGAAATGCTGAAAATCAAACATAATTAAATCATTCATAATTTTATCCATTCAGGTTTAACAATATCGCTAGTGTCTAATCCGCACCATCCCTCACTAAACCAAAATTGCGGAAAGATTACTTTTTTATCTTCATTTTTATTTAAATACGCACCCCACCAAGAGAATGTAGATGGTGAACATATTTGATGCTCACACCAGCTCATTTCTACAAGATCGGATTGCTCGTCTGTATTTCCAGAATATTCACAATCGCTTCTATGCGCAAACGCTTCCATACACCAAGAAATGTCATCAGAAAAGAATTTAAACTTATAATCAGGAAACATACTCATGGCTTTTTCATACCATTCTATCGTTACCTCCGGATGCTTATCTCTTAATGTAACGTAATCGCCGCGTCTTACATGGACAGAAACATAGCCATCCATTTTTTTATATGGGAAATTTAACAAGTAAATTATTTCATTACGATAGTTGTCAAAATATTTAGCTGTCTGCCTGTAACCTTCAATAATTATATTCTTGTCTTTCCAAGATGGATTGTATGGTAATTCTTCGTAAGAATGTTTTGTTTCCCATAAGTGAACTTTTTCAAGTCCGGGATTATAGCTATCATTAATTAAATGCGAGCAATAGATGGGGTTCCATTTTGGGTTGCTAGTTTCATTTGGAACGGTAAAATTTAAGTCATGCTGTAACGCATAAGCCATAGCCGTAGCGCATTCAAACATCCAGTTGCCGAGGCGGCCCGCATTATTAAAAGTTACCATGTTAAATATGTTTCCAGATTTTATTATTAATTACATCAAGTACATTCGTTTTGCTTATGCTATATTCTTTTGCCAAAATTGTTGAAGAATATTTACCAGATTTGTGTTTCTGTCTAATTTCTAAAACTTTAATATTATTTAATTTTGACTTACCATGAAATTCGCCCCTATTATCAATCTTATTTTTTAAAGTATCACTTATTTTCTTTTTATTTTCTTCAGTTCTAACCTTCCCAATATTCATTTTACCCATCTTAATAGCTTGCTCAGAGGTTCTATATTTTGCAAAAATTTCATCAAGGTGCTTAGGCATTTTTTTACCTAAATTAGATTTTCTTAAAGCCTCTCTAGTTGAATCCGGCATCTTTTTGCCTATCTTTTTTGCAGTTAGTTTGTCAATAAGCTCTTTGGACATTTTGCCTCCATAATTACCTCCATCTCTTAAATTAAACAATTTGATATTTGCAGACTTGTAAAAATCAATATATAGTATTTCGTATTCATTCAAAACGTCTTGATCTATGTCAATAGGCAACATATGCAAAATTTCAAATTCATGATTTTCATACCCATGTTTTTTAAAAGAATTTTTTAAAAACTGGTTTTTGCAAGACGACTTGTGTTGTCTAAATCTAGCGCTTATATTAGTACTTTGCCCAATATAAACGTTTTTAGATGGAGATGTTATTTTATAAATACCCTGCATAGGGGATAAAGTTAATTAATTTAATTTAATTCCCTAATTTTTTCTATTAATTTTTCTCTAAAATCTCCTGTTCTTTGCACATTGTTTATGTAATGCGATTGATCATGGACTAAGTGATTATATCTTAACCCGTCAACTATGTGGATTGTTCGCCCTGACATTAGCCAATTGTAATTCTGAAACAAGCTATCGCTAGTAACCGGATCTATTTCCGCATCCCATACCTCGCAATAAGAATGTTTATTTACAAAATAGTTCATGCAGTTTAAGCAAGTTTCAAACATTGGCTTGTCTATATACTCGGATAGGTTATCCTTGGTTACAAATAGGTTAGCGTATTCTGTGTAATTAAACATTGGCATTGCCCAATCTGGTGCTAATACCGTGTCCTTATCCCACTCTTGCTCATATATTTTATCCAAATAGTCAGTGTCTATCTCATTGTCAGAATCAAGTATAATGCAATAGTCTGTTGTTGATAGGCTTATAGCCACATACTTGTTTGCATAACAATCTCTGTTGCTTAGATTTCTAAATAGTTTAACCTTCTTTAGCTTATCACATTCTTGCTTTAATTGGTTATAAATAGGTAAATCACTCATATCATCCACTATTACAATATTTTTAACACGAGGATCGTCATATACCTTACTAAAACTTTTTAATGTCATTTCTACCCTATTCCAAGTTGGGATACATATACATATTTCTCTCATAAATTTCCTAGTTTTTGATAATATCTTTGTTCTATAAATGGTTGCCAGTCAATAAAGGTATTGCCTATATCTGATACGCCCGGCCTTTGAGTGCATAAAAGTGGATAAGTAATGTAAGTTGTGCCATGACATTGTATCTTATTTACAATACAATTGTCTATCGGTGCTTCTAAAACTGCCATTAATATCTCCTTCATTCCATGCAATGATATAGCCCAAGCATGAGTGGCATATGCGTTTTCTACTAATAAAAGGTTAGGTGAGGCTCTCAACTTAAACCCCGTAGTGCATTGCGCCCCAAGATAAAGTATATCCCATATAAGAGGTAATTGCTTTACAACTTCATTCATTGTATCGTTAGGGTTACCACAAGAGTCAACAAACATAGCGTCATCTTCAAATATCAAGACTGACTCCCATTCGTTCTTTATCGCTTCTCTAAATATCTTCTCTACTGTAATGCGCAAGCCTTCTGCTCCATTTTCATGCTTTGTGGCGTTAATCAATTCGTATGGAATATCCCATTTGTAAAGCTGCTCTGCAATCTCTATTAGCCTATCTGTCCTTTCCGGCAAGTTTATGACAAATATTTTAGTAAAAAAGTTAGTCCAAGACATTACGCTAGTTTAGTTTGTGGGAAAAAGTCAGTCAGTTTGAATTTGGCTTCCGGTTTTTTAAAGTTTGCTCTTTTATAATAATCTGCAAATAAAGTCCATCCGCCTCCCATTACTAAGTCAGATACCTCTGTTTCGTTTACATTAAACTTAATCAATCCATCATATTTATCGTCTATTAATTCTGGGTATATTATCTTTCCTTCCTTACCATGCGTCAAAATGTATTGCTCCCAAAGGTTTACCATTAGGGCTTTATTGTCCGCATTAGGGTCTACCCCATAATTTGATTTTTCTGGCAATCTTATCAGAAACGCTTCGCAATAATTGTCAACAAAAAACTTTCGCAATCCGCCATCCATTTTCGCCTCTATTAGCATTTGGCCTCCATAAGCAAAGCATTGCAGTACCATATCCATATGGAAAAGCTCTACCATCTTAGGTCTTGCGTGGTATTTGGAAACAAACATCATATTATAAACAGGATCGTTTATGCCTATATCATACCTATTCAAAACTAAGCTAGTTGCCTTTGAACCTTCTCCATGTTCAACAACCGAGTTTTGGAATGGATCGCATCCCATAATAAACTGTACTGGATTTTTAGGTAAAAATAAATTACCCCTTCTTGTGTATGTTTCGCCCTTTGTTATCTTAAAATTCTTGGCTCTAGTCCATCTTGCTGCTTCTTTGCTAGTCGTTTCCCATACTGCTTCTGTAAATGGCACGCCGTCTTTCCAAGTCCAATTGCCATATTCAAGCACCTCTTTCTCATTAATCTTTGCTATTTCATAAAGATCGTTAAGCAATACCGCATCAAAATGACAATTGGTATTTCTAAGCATGAACATTTCCCTTTCATCAAAAGGGTTCATTCTTATCTCCTCCTCTAATTGAACGGCTTCTAATTGCTTACGCTTGGCTAATAAGTATTCTTTAGCTCCCAACCTAACATCTTCTTCATTTAAATCGCCTGCACCAACGTAATTATCAACTAAATATTTATATTGTTCTTCTGTTGGTGGCCCGATTACACTCATGCCATATCGATCAATAAAGCCTAGATAACCATCATACGCGGGCGAGAAGTACTTAACCAAACGATTTGGCGTCTTGGGATATTTCAAATGATCGGCAGCATCCCATACTATCTTAAACTCCTCACCCCCGCTAGTCATACTGTTCGAGGTTGATGGACATTCAATAAATCCTACCCTCTTGGCACCTTTTACCAATGTTTTACTTACAATAGATAAGAATGTCGAGAATGGCGTTTCTTTTGCCCATTTTCCGCCTTCATCAAATAAACCACGACTAAGACGACCAGAGTCATAAGAGTTCAAGGAAGGCGCACGATAATCAATTCTAGACCTATGTCCGGTATCATTATCTATTGCATTACCCTTTGTGCCTCTAATGTCTACTGACTTATGGGCAAATACAAGTTCGCTTACACTGTCTTTGTTGTTTAATTGCTTGGGCTTTAGGAATACCGGTAGTTGTCTGTAACCAAAAGAAATCATATTGGTAAAGGCCGCCTTAGCATCTATTTGCGTTTTACTTGTCAAACCACAAAAGCTATTCTTATAGAAAATACACTCGTAAACTATATTTGATGTCGCTTGGGATGTCGCACCCTCACGGCGTTTCTTGCCTCGGACTACGCCTAAGCACCAAGGAGTCTTTTCCCAATGGTCTAGAAACAAAAAGTACCTTCTATCTGCATCCCTAAAATCACCATAGATATCGTCCTCTAGCTTCCACCATTGAAGGTAAAAATAATGCTTACCTGTAATGTATGTGGCTTTACCATTGTTGTAAAACCAAAAGCCTTTCTTGCATCTGTCTACTTCTCTTGTAGCAAAAGCTGCCTGTTGTGCATCAAGCAAAGCGTTGCCTTCCTTATCGTATTCTACCGATTGAAAAATATTAGGCAGTTCTTTTCTTCTCCAATACTGTTCGGCAGCATCAGATTCACCCCAATCTTCTATTTCAGTATCACATTCAGGTAGGGTAATATTAGTTCCGTATATGCTTATTACTTCAGCCATTATCTTCTAGATTCAGCTATACTTTCTACGAATGGCTTTTTGACTACGTCTTTTTGCTCATCGCCAGTAACACCGGCAGATATGCCTAAGTCTTTAATTGCTGTTGACAAAGCAGAGCTATCATTCCAAATAGCTTTTAACCTTTCAAAAGTCTTGTCTTTTGGATCTTCTAAAAGCAAATGGGATAAGTTAGTCTTATTAAGCAAATCAGCCATTTCATTTGCCTTTCTATTCAAAGCGTAAAACAACTTGGCAGCCCCGTTCTGTTCATATAGGGCTACCTTTTGTCTTAATTCTTCTAATGTTTCCATTTAGATAGTTTTAGTTAATACAAATATATAAACTATCTTCTTAACATCCTTCTTTTACGTTCAATCAATCTTTCCATAGCCGTTTTTTTCTTTTTACCAAAAACTGCTTCTTTAGCTTCTTTAGTTGCTTCGGATTTAGCTGTCGAAATCTGCTTACCAGCCTCATTTGCTTCTAATGATACAAAAGGAACTGGATTTGGTGAATCTGTAATCACATAGCCATTATAAAGGTCAGTTAGCTTTTCTGCGATTAATCTATCTCTTTCTTTTACAAATTTATCAAATTGCTCTTTGGTTGCTATTTCTTTGGTAGATGGATTTTTTAATTCAAAAGAATAATATGTATCATCTGTTCTAGCATGCTTTTTAATAACATCCTCCAATGGCTGCTTCGCTTGATTAAATTGCTTTTCGGTACCAACCTTAATACCAGTTATAGCTGGCAACCCTTTTGTAATTAATCCCCATGTACCATCATCTTCTAAATATGTTTTTAAATCTTTTAATGCTAAAGGAGTTACTGCGTCTTTTGCAACATCCTCAAAACTTAAAGGCTGCCCATCAAAACCCTCTCTGAAAGCCAAATCAAGTGCAAGGCCATAAGCGGGTGCCATTTTACCCCTAAAAAATTTAAAGGTTTCTGTTTTAAAGTCAGCTCTCATTTTTTCATCCCCTATATATCTTACACCCATCAACATAAGTATTATATATCTTACAACAGAAGTAAATCTGCCATATGGGTTCCACGACTCACCAGTTGACAATTGCTTTAGTTGACCAAATGTTACACTTCTTGGATCATAATCAACCTCAAAATCATCATCCAAAGCAATAGCTGCCATAATTAAATAAGGAACAGTAATTGCTATGGCCATTTTACTAATAGCTACTTTTCTTAATTCAGGAGATAAACTAGCGTAATAACCTTTTCTACCTAATGCCCAATTATATGCATCACCTATACCTAATAAATTTAATGTAGAACTAATCATCTTTGGGGCCCACATTAATGATGATAAAGTTTTCAATTTACCAGTTTTAAATTCTTCGGCCATTTCGCCTCTAGAGGTCAATTCATTTGCCGTCCTTGCAGCATCTTTGAATTCTTTTTCATGAGTTTCAATAGTTTTACCTTGTGCTTCTAAATGACTTACGCTTTCTAAGAATAATTTTAATCTTACATAGTTTCCGGCTGAAATTGCAATTCTTTCAAAAGGAGCTTTAATTATTGTAGCTAAAGAATATTTTTTTCCTTTTATTTCTACGCTTCTTTCTAAAAAATCTGTTCCACCTAATTGTTCTTCTCTTAAACTTTCTCTTAAAGTTTGTGGATCTAAAATATCTAAACCAGAAACCTCAATTAGATTTGCAAGCTCTTTGTTTTCAAAGATTTGTACTATTTCTCTCTTAAATCTACCTTCATTAAAAATTACTTTTCTTTGCTCATTCAATACTTTAGGCAATAATAATGGGTTTTGCCACATTGCGGGGCCTAATTGAATAAATATAAAGGAGTTATCGGCAGTAGCTTTAATTGCAGATAAAGTATTTTTAAACTCAGGCCCCCATCTTTTCACTAGCTTATCCCTAAATGTCAAACCTTTTAGTTCATCTTTAGCTAAAGAAACTTCAAATTCATGTTTTTTATCCGACAATTCCCTTACGGATTGAATATAAGCCTCGTATTCTTTAGGATATTTCTTTCTAAATTCAGGATTTTCTAAAAATGATGGGGCTTTTATTGCTTTCTCAAAATCTCCTTTTTGAATTTTCTCATCAATTTCTTTGATTTTTTCAAGATTCTTTTCTTTTAAAGAATTGATTTTTGATAAATCATAAAAACCAACTTCTTTCTTTAAATCTCTTAATTCATTTCTTAACTGAGTAATTCTTTGATTTTGTTCAATTTTCGCCTTTTCATTAGTTGGCATATTGCCAGCCATGATATCTTCAATCTTAGCGATTAATTCAGCTTCTTTTTTTAATTCAGCTTTCTTTAATTGCAATTGGGTTAATAATGGCTTTTCTTTTTTATACCTTCCTGCAATAACATCAAATATATCCTTTTCAGATAATCCATCTATTTCATTTCTTAAATCAACATAAATGCGACTTACTATTTCCTTTAAATCATCAACACCTTCTTCTATATAAGAAGCCATTAATTTGCTAACATCCGGTGCGATTGCAACAAGTTGTTGAGCTTTTTTTGTTGGAACAGGAAACGGCAATGCCATTAAAACATCACTAGGCTTGTCTTTATCTTTCCATTTTTGCTTAATAGATTCTATAATAGATTTTCTATCTGCCTTATAGTCTTTTGTTTTTTGGTAAGGCTTTCTCTTTGCTTTTTCTTCTTTAAATACAGTTTCAGCAAGTAATTGAGCATTAAGCTCGTCATTAATTTCTAATTTTGCTTCTACATCTTCCTCTTTCTTTTTAATTTCTTCGTATTGCTTTTCTACTTGCTTTCTTTGTTTTTCCGTAAGCTCGTCAACATTATTAGCTTCCATTTTAGATATTACAAAGTCTGCAAGTGTTTGTCTTGGTTCTGTAACATCAGCTAAAGATCTTAATTGTCTACCCAATTGAGAATTTACTATATCGTTTAATTGAGTATATCTTATTAATTTTTTCTCTAATTCTGGAGTAGGGTTAGCGTCATAATCACTTTTTAATTTTGCTACATAAATCTTTCTTATTTGATTTTCTTCAGGACTTGGCGAGTAACCTTTTTCAATCTTGTCAAGCAGCTTCTCTACATTATACCCTCTTTTAATCATCTTTATGGCCTTATTAGTCCACTCCTCAAATGATTGCTTTTCTCTTTGGTACTCTGGTAAGCCTAGCATTTGCCTTCTTTCTTCATTTGCGGCAATTGTTATCGCCCCTTGCCACTCCTTCTCAACATCTTCGGTTGGTGTTGCTTCACCTTCTCCGGCAGCTTCATCCCCTTCGACTCTTGGTTCCACTCGTTTACGTTCACCCCTTCTTTCTCCAATTTTGCGCGGTTGGCTTGGAAGAACCTCCTCTGCGCTTCGCTTTTGTATGGCATCTTTTATATTTTTAAGTGTTTGTAAATCATAATCTGCTTTGATTAACTTAATCATGTCATCTACCTCAAAATCATCTATTGCTCTTTTGTTGGCCTCTCCTCTTACTTTGCCTTTTACAAATTCTTTCTTTTTCTTCATCGATCTTGCAGCTTGGAACTGGTCTAGGTCGTTCTCTACTCCCAATATTTCTTTAACAGCCATTTTAGAAAATTCTTCAAAAGTAAGATTTTGAAATTCTTCTTCTGTTAAATCTTTAAATCCTGTTAAGCTCTTTATCTTAGTCCATAATGTCTTTAACCAATCTTTAAATGATTCTTTCTTAGACTCTACAACAAATTGCGCACCTTTATCCCCAATAGCCATTGCTAGCGCTTCGTTTTTAAAATAATCTGTCTTTTCAGCATCAGTCATGTTTCCTGCTTGCTGTTGGTAAAACTTACTATCTTTTACCTTTTTTAAATATGGAGAACCTTCAACTAACTCCACCCCTTTTGCATAAATCTTAGGATCGTTTGTTTTTGTCCATTCTACCCAGATATGGCCTGCTTCATGTATTGGAGTATTTGGGTTTAATTTCTCCCCATTTAAATACATTTTGTTTTTATAAGTAAATCCAAGAATCCCACTATCTGACATAAAGTTAATTCTTTCATCATTGACAGCATAAGCTCCTGTATTCTTTTCAGCAGATTTTATTTGACTTGGCTCAAACGCAACAAATATGTCATCTACATCTGCTCCGTCTTTTATGTTTTTAAATAAAACACCATCGTTACCTTTTAATTTAGCTTCTTCAATATGAGAGTTCAATCCTCCATCTTCTTCAATATCTTTATAATCAAACTCATAAGGATTTTTAATGTTTAAAAATAAACTTAAAACTTTTGGTTCTTTGTCATTTTTCTTTTTCCATATTTCTTCGATTTCTTTGTATCTAGCATTAGCTACTTTATCAAGTTTTTCTTCATTGCCATTTTCAACATTAATTTCTCTAGCTTTTTTGTATACCATATCTGGCACAATACGACTATTTCTAACCGACTCGATAAGATTATCTATACCGCCCGGAATATCTTTAAGTTTATCATCTTTTTTTAAATTTTCAATGATCTTATTCATCCCGTCATCATTCTCTTTCTGCCATCTCAAAACTTCATTACTAACAACATTGGATATATCCTTTTTAATAGCAGATATTCTATCTTCATATTTGTCAATGATTATTTGTATGTCTTTAGATGGACTCATTGTAATGCCCATAAAATCCATATTATTCATGCCTGTATATGCCTCTGACGTTTTTTTATCCCCAGCAAAAAAGAACCCAGCATATGCCGATTCGGCTAGCCAATTTTTTGAACCTAATTTTTCTTTACTAAACGCATCAAATTTCTCATTTGTTCCATGATAAACTATTCTTGGCTCTCCGTTTTTGTCTACTACTTTAGATGCATCTTTAGGATTGTTTTCCCAATCTCCAAACCAATTTTTAAATTCTTTAGTTCTAACGGACACCCATTGTTCTTCATTTAAATTAGACTTTTTCCCGTTAGGGGCTTTCATAAAAGTTCCATCTTGCTTTGCCTTATCTATTATCTTTTGTTTTTCTATCCCTATGCCTAAATCAGCATAAGGTTCTGCCATAAATTTGGTAAACTTATCTACGTCTTTATTTTCGATCTTAGCTTTTTTGCTTCTATTGTAAATATCTCTAAATTCAGGATCGCTTAAAGGTTTTTGCCCCTTAAATTTATCAAGCATTCTTATACCGCCAAAAGACCCCCCATCTAAATGCAATGGCTGTCCATCCTTTAATCCCCAATTTCTCTTAGCCTTAAAGTCATTCCACAATAGATCGTAATTAAATATATCTGACATCTCATATTCTTCAATTACTTCTTGCAATTCTGGATTATGCTGATCAAAGTCTTTTTGAGAAAACTTTTGTATTCTATTTAAAAGATTATTTAATTTATCAAATCCTTTTGTTGCTTTTAATGGAGGATCTATCTTTTCAACTACAACATAATTCAATCCTCTTTCAAATGATTCAGGGATAATAGACCCTGACAAATAATAATCACCTTCATAAATATTTTGCTCTAATCCTCTTGGTGTTTTTGCAACTTTTAATACTTTACCATCACCAAGATCAAATACCACTCTATCGCTACCTGCTCCTATTTGTTTTAATTTAGGAATATCAAATCTTTCTCTAGCCACCTGATCTGTGTCATATCTATATGCAACTGGCATATCGTTTGTGCCTCTAAAACCTGCTTCAATTTGATATTTAACATCTTCTCTAATATCTTTTAACTTTGCCTCCAAGGCTTTTGAGTCTTTTGCCACAAATGGCTTCTGAGCATCCTTTCCAAACATCTTTTTCAATGCGTTACCAATTCTGCCAATAACTCCACTTGTTACTTCTGCTGGAGCTGCCTCTTTAGTTGCTGTATATTTATTATAAGCATCATCTATTGTTTGTCTTAGTTTCTTGGTGTTGTATCCAAGTTCTTTAGCAATAGCTTTTTTAATTTCAGATAAAGACGTAGTTCCATCGTCAATATAGTCTTTTACTATATCTTGCATTTGGGCTACTTCTTCTGTTGTTGGTTCTTCTACTGCGAATGGTGGTTCTTCCATTCCTTCAATATCCATATCTTCTTCAAATGGAACAAAACCACCTTCAAATTGAGTTGATGCAATTTCTTCTCCTCCTTCTTCTTCAATACCCCTTCTTTCTTCAAATGCTAATTGTTGTTCTTCTAAAGTCTGACCGCCTTTAGTTCCCTTTTGATATTCTATTAATGCTTTTGCTGCATCTGCTCTAGTTGGGTATTCCGAAATCAATGCTTCTAATTCGTCTTTTATTACATCAGTAGTTATATCTTCAAATCCTTCAGGCAAATTCTTCCAAATATCATTTACAGCTTCATTTAATGTTTTAATGCCTTCTCCTTTTACGTCTTTCTCAGCAACATAATCTCTTTTTGCTATTTCTTCAGGAGTAACTTCTTTTACATTCAATCTTGCTCGTCTGCCTCCAAATAAATCTTTAATTGAATCCCAATCAATCACATCTGGACTTTGGTTCATCCATGATAAAGCAAACCCTCTTGCATCTGTTGGAGCAATTTTTGCAGCTTCCTGTCTATTAACTCTTTTTTGAGCAGCATTTACGCCACTTACTGAAACTTCTTTAGGCTGTGGAGCAAACTTAGTTTTAAACGCTTCTAATTTAGACTTAACCTCTGGCTTTGCCTTTTCAACTGGTGCAACTTCTTCAGTAACTACTGTTTCTGCAACTTCTGGAGCCACGTTAGCTTCTGGCATAATAACAGAAGGGGCTTTGCCTTGTTGTTGTGGGCCTACTACTGTTGTTTCTGCTGCAATATTCTCATCTGGCATAATAACAGCAGCGCCTTTGCTTGGCTCTACTACTTCAGGAGCTACGTTTTCTTCTGGCATTACAACAGCAGGTTTTGTTTCTTCTGCCTTTGCTTTTAACGCCTTTTCAATTTCCGTCTTGTTATTTTCGTAGAATTGTAAATCTTCAGGAGTTTCCATTCTTTCACCTTCTACAATTCTATTTACAAATTGGTCAAATTGTTGCTTTTCTTTTACTTTATCTTCATCACGAATAGACGTAGCTAAATCATAAGTTTCCTTATTTATAGGCGTTTCATTGCCTTCAGAATCTACCTTAAAGTACATTCCTTTTTTCTCTTTATATTGAACCTTTTTGCCACTTACAATGCCTTCTAAATAATCATTTGTTTCGTCTATCTTAGCTTGAATTAAATCAATTTGATCTTGCTTTTCTTTTTTAAATACAGGATCTAAATCAGTTAATTCTTCATATGCTTGTTGTTTTTTTATATTTAAAGCCTCTCTTTGTTCAATACCTCCAATAATCTTATATTTATCTTGAGGGGTTACTGTTGACGGTATTTTGCTAGCTATGTCTGCATATTGTTTTGCTGTAATATTTGCAGCTTGCGCTTCTTCTGGAGTTATATTTCCTTCTTCAACTTGTTTGTTTATTTCACTTTGAATAGTATTAACATCCTTTTCGTTTGCGATTTCCTCCCTAATTGCTTTTTTTGTATTTTGAAATGAGCCTACAAATCCGCCACCAATAGCTCCGGGGCCGGTTGCCATTACAGCAGAATTAATCATATTTTTACCTAAATTAGCAATTATATCTTCTTCATTAAAAACATCTGTTTTTGAAATTTTATTTGTTAATAATTTAACTCCTTCTGCTGCACCTGTTTGCAATGCTTCTGTGCCGGGTTCTACCGCTGCTCCGGTTGCAGCTTTGATTCCAATTCTTTTTGCTTTAGAAGCCATAGAACTAGCCAATCTTATTGCTTCTTTTTCTACATCTTCAGCAGTTGCCTTAACACCTTTTGCAACAAATTTATCTACTATTTCATTGGCAATTTTTTGTTTTGCAGCTTTGCCTAATCCTGTATTTTTTAATATTAAATCTAAAGAAACTTTTTCTAAAGCGTATTGAGCTGCTGCTTGCGTAAATATATAAGCCGCTTTCTGCCCATCATTTAATTTATTACCTTTATCTGTTTCATAAATTTCATTTGATGCATCACTAATTGACTGAGGTATATATGTAGCCCCAGCAGTGTACGCCCCCATTATAAAACTTAATAATTGTCCCGGAGTTTGAAAAGCCATTGATGTTACATCTTTAGCATCAACTCCACTAAAAATTGAAGATGGTTTTTCTTTTCCTTTATTTTTTACTAAAATTTCATTATATTTTTTTAATTGAATAGGAGTTAATTTTTCCGGATCAATCATTGTCAACGTTAGTGCATCTTCTCTGGACATTTGATTTTCCTTCTGCACAGGTGTAACATCAAATTCTTTTGCTTGCTCTTGCTCGTATTCTTTTGATGATTTTTCAGATCTTAATTTATCAAAAAAAGATTCAGTTGATTTTTGAAATTCTCTTGCAGATGCAAGACGAGTAACCATAGTTTCTGGCCTACCCCCCAACACAGATTCCGCCAAATATGCACTTCCTCCTGCAAGTGTTGATATAGGTCTAACAAAATTGTTATACATCCCAGCAAACCAATTATTATCTTTTTGTGTATCTTTCTTTACAGCAGAAGCTATTGGGCTTTGAGCCATAGCTAAACCTTGTTGAAACTTATCTTGAGATGGTAATGGTGTAACCGAAGATCCTAAAGGTGTAGGTTCTTTTTTTTTTACATCCTCTGTCAAATATTTATCCCACTTGTTCTGCTGACCATCATTTACAGCATATTTATCCCACTTACCTGATTGATTATTTTCTGCCATCTTATCCTCTTTTTGCATTTGGGTTATCTTTTAAAAATTCCTTTACATCGCCACTAGGTATCATATATTTCTTTCCATTTAAAATATATAAAACAGGCTTTTGATTAGATAAATCATCTTTACCTCCTAAAATCTTTCTTTCCATCTTTACATCTTGACCAGTTATTTTCTGGTACAAGTTAGCGATTTTATAGTTTTTATTTGGATCTGTTGGACTTATTTTTTCTCTTAAAACTTCTTCTTTAGCAGGAATTCCGTCAATCATAGGATAATACTCAAAACTCATTCCCCCATCTGGAGCAATCTTTAAATCCTTAAACTCATATTTACCTCCTGCGCCAGCAAATAGCTTTCTAGCTTCTCCGATAGCAGAATTAATATTCTTACTATCAACAGCAGATGTAAAATTCTTAACCCAATTCAATCCCTCTAATCCTTTTTCTTCTTTAGGTATATTGACATTAGTATCTGATTTTACCTTTCTTTCCTTGCTTGTAAAACCGCTTACATTCTTTTGGGTTATATAATCATAAAGTGCATTTTTTTGGGCATTATACTTTTCAACAGGTGTAAAATTTTTGTATGTAGGAAACTTTTGCTTTGCTAGTGCAATAACATTTGTTTTGCCAATTGGATCGTCTGCAAAATTATTATATACATCATCAGGAACTACTTTAAAATCAAGTCCTGTTAATTTTTTTATTTCAGGAATGATTTCTGACTTAACCCTTGTTTCGGGTACAAATCCTTTTGGCAAATAATCTCCCTCTATATATCCTTCTGGTAATACTGCTTCAGCAAAAAATGGAACTTTACCTTCAAATGGAACAAAATCTTTTGAAGAACCTACTGCCAAATTCATTTCTTTTACAGATTTTGGGCTTACTACTTGCTTTTCTAAATCGCTTATATCTGTTAAATAATCACTTAAGTTATCCGGATCTAATAAGTTAGTAGCAAATTCAGATTGCTGAACCTCTAGTGGATTTTTAAATGAAACTCCATCTTCTATTCTTCTATTAACTACATCTTTTCTATAATCTCGCAATAACCTTGGCGCATCTAATTTTGGCATTATCTGCTTCAAATTTTTTAGTTCATTTTCAAAATTTTCGCCTTCCGCTTTTAATGCGTTCATTCCTTGTGCAGTAGAAGCTATTTCTTTATTAATTCCCTCAAAAATATCAGCATCATTAACTTTACCCTGCCTTGCAAGGTCTATATATTTTTTTCTTATTTCAAAAGCATTTTTATTTCCAATAGCATTTGCTACATCATTTGCGGTTTGATATTTTGACAAATCAGAAAGCTCTTGAATAGTTTGCATTTTTCTATACAATTGGGCTTCATCTCTTTCTGCTTTTCTTTCAGCAATTTCTTGTTGACGCATTTGCATTTGAGCAAGATTTTCACCTTGTCTTTGCACTTGTTCGGTTGCAGATTGAAGTGCTTGTCCCGGAGCTTGAAACACATTTGGAAGCGATACCGCGTAACTACCTAAATTTCCGTTTGCCATTTGTTATTAATTTGAAAAATTTAAACCGTATGGATTACCCATCATTCTATTTACTTGCTTTTGAGACATACTAGATCCGGAAGGACTTGGCGTTGGCGTTGGCATCGGGATTGATTGCTTTGGAATATTCATCCCCATAAGCGCTTTGTTATAATCTTGTGCATTTTGATAATTACCATATTGCATTGCCCCGCCAGCAATGTCGCTAGCTGCGCCAAATATATTACCAATACCAGATTGACGTAATGCGTTTTGTGCATTTGCATCAAATTGGAATTTCATCATTTTATTTTGTTGCACTTTATCTCCTTCTCCAATAGACATAGCATATGCTCTACTTAAATTATCAAACATACCCATTTTTTGCTGACCTTCTTGTGCTGCAAGATTTGATAACGCTGCATTAGTTGCACCTTGAGTTCCAGCACCCAATGCCAATAATGTTGCGGCATCTGTTGCGCCTCTTTGTCCTGCTGCTAACTGATTTGCTTGAGCTGCTTGAATATTAGCTTGAGCTTGACTCATGCCCGGCGTTCTTCCATAAAACAATTGTTGAGCTGCGCCTAGATTTTGTCTAGCTAAAGGATTCTCTTTGTATTCTGCAAATTGAGGATTTAATTGGTTGGCCTTGTTCATTTGGCTCATACCAAATATGCCCTTGCCTAGCGCACCCACGCCGCTTGCTATAAGGCCTATTGTCATTGGATCTATCATACTGATAATTTATTTAAAATTAATACTTTTATTGATTACCTAAAATAAAATTTTGACCTCTTGAAAGGTTAAATCCTACATCTACAAAATTAACATAAATTATTGAGTCGTAAGACTGCCATTCAGCCATAATTTGAGGAATTTGAGAAAGAATCACATCCCCGTTTAACATTTTCTGATCTGGCGTACCTGTGGCATTTGGCGATAGTCTATCTCTCAAAAACCTTCCATAATATATTCCCTCTTGGCTAATGAACTCTGATTCTGTCAAATCTGTAATTTGTGTGTTTGGAAGTGTAGTATATAAAACCGTATAGTCTGGGGCTTGGTTACCCTCAACTACCAATTCTGCCATATCTTTTAACCCGCTTAACGGCTTATTAACTACCCAACAAATCCTAACAGGGTATTGAGTGCCAAACCAAGTGTTCCACGTGGAAGTATTAGTATTAAACTCATACAAAGCCCCGTTTTTAAAGCCAAACATCCTGTTTTCAAAATATTCGTATTGTTCAGCTATAAACTGATAGTCGCTTTTCCATTGATTGTCCTGTAAATGAAAAACCACTGTTTTAGACAAGTTATCAGATATATCAAATCTATTTATAATAGAACTTGCGTATGCTGGTACGGTTGGGTAACTAGGCAATGTGTCTGCATAGTTCTCATAAATCAAGCCCGGCAATGATATTCCAAACTCTTTGTGGAATGGATCAATGTAGGTTGGGATATGATGAAATCCGTTTATATTATCTAGGTTATTAGAATTAGCTGCTAAATAACCTTTTGCATAATTTTTAAATAGTCTTTCCATTTTGAAAGAACTAATTGGGAATACGCCATTTGAGCTATACTGAGCTATTTGGCCGTTATTAAGATCATACCAAAATATAACCCCAAGATACTCAACTACCGTTTCTGGCTGTGTTGTGCCTAGCATACCCTTTAATACATTAATTGTGCCTATTACAGCCACATCTTGAGCTAAGAACGCATTTTGAGATGCTCCAACTACCTGAACCTCACCAAGATAACAAGATGCCGTTTGAAACGATCCAATAGCTAACATGATAACCCCTTGCTCTGTTGTTTTAGATGCAAGTTGCAATTTTTGTATGCTACCCATACCAAGTGGCACTGTTTTAAAGTTTAAAACCTCAAACGTACTTAATCCATTATTCGATGTTCCAGTAGTAAACACATTAGAATATCTAATTTCATATTCATTTCTAGCCTGCCCTAAGCTAGTTATAAAATTAGGCCATCCAGAATTTGTATTCCAATATTGCCATGCTCTGTCGAATGGCGACATATTTTCAGTAAAATAATTTGTACTTGCAGCATCGACTCTTTGTAGAATATAAACATCCCCTATTAATTGTCCGCTTGTGGTACTATATTCTCTATTTGATGCGGTAGGATTATCTATTGAATAAACTTGACTCACCTCATAATAAGGCTCTTGAGTAGAACTTTTTTTAGGAGTATATAATTCTATTATTTTATAATCGGAAGTAGAAACTGTACCAAAATCAAAGGCTTCTACTAATACAAATTCACCATCTTGACCTAATACTTGAACATTATAACTTTCGCTTGTGCCTGTAATTCTGCACATATCGCCTTCTTTATAATTATACCCTAAACCAACAGATGTTAAACTTGAAATATTTAAACCAATCGCAAAAATGCCTATTGAATATGTATTACCATAAGTATATCCACCTCCAGAAGCAATGTCTTGCTTTGTTGCGTATTGAATACCATTTGTAGCTATTTGTACAAAATCAGATTGTATTAAATTTTTAGTTTGAACTATTTGATAATAATATGCCCAATCAGGTATTTCATTTTCAGCATTTGCATTACTTAATGTCCAATTTAAATATTGAATAAAAGAAGTTTGATCTTCTGTTAAATTAGGTAATGTGTAATTAATTACCTTGTCAACTACGCCAGATCTTCTTCTAAATCTATCATAAAATACAATAGATATATTGTATGTAGCACTGCTTTTGAATACTGTTTGCGCACTAAAAGCAGTTACATCATTATCAATAGTAACATAATAAGATGGAGTTGATCCAGAAGTGAATGTATATGTAGGATTACCAAAAAAAGGATAATACCAATCATAATTTGTATTTGCAGGGTTATAATTTGCAGCATACCACATTAAAAAATTACCCTCATTTGCAAATTCACCATCTGCATCAGACAAATCCAATGTTGCGGGAAATGAATTATAATAACTATTTTTATAGGCATTATAGTAGTAAACAGTATTCACCTCTCCAGCAGCGTAAAGATACCCTACAACCTCCGACCTTACATCTCCTGTATCATATTTATTTCTAATAGCAATGCTATATGTTTTAACAACTGCTACAAAGCTATTACTTGATGGAGTAGTTGACGTAGTAGATGAAATAGCTAAACTTGTATTTAATGGAGTATCATAGCCCGCTAAATTATTTGCTAAAAATAACCTAGCTGTTGCTGTTTCTAATGTTGTACTTTTTAATGGAACTAAATCATATGGAATAGAAGATTCACTTGAACTCAAAGGAACGCCAACTACATCATTATAAAAATCAAATTCAAGTTGATTTGTTCCTTCGTTATGTTCAAATATTGCTAAAGCGTCATCCGGATTATTTCTATCAAATGTTTTTACAATATAAATAACATTAGTAACAACATCCTTAGCGCAAATATTTATTTTTTCAATTTCGCTTTCTATATATTCAGAAAAAGGTACACTGCACGCTATATAATTATTTGTTTCGCCCGGCGTATTAAAATTCATTAAATTACTAAAAGCAGATAGTCTAGATCTTTCATTATCTACAAAATCATAAAAATAACACATTTGAAATGCAGAATTTTCAATAAAATTATTATCAAAACTTGCATCTTCGGCTTTATTTACATTTAATGCATAATAAGGCGGACGTCTAATTATTGTAAAAGTAGTATATGGGATGCCGCCAGATGGAATTTCATACGCAGTTTCATTTGTATTATATCCAGCTTGGTTGGTCTTAATCCCCTTATCAATATTGATTTTCTTGGGTTCGTTGTAATTGTCTGACCAATACAACACCCCATTTATTACCTTACAATTGCGATCTATTCTGTAATCTTTATTAAAATTTAATCCACCTTCTATTTGGCTGTCATATATTACTGCATAAACTTGATTTGCAACCATGTCATAACAATAAATACCATGATCTCCCATTGTATTATAAACAAACCACGCCATTCGTTGATTTTCTATATCTATACAGCTACCAATTGTAATATTTGATCCATATGGAGGATATTTGGATTGAGGTATTGAAGTTGTACCCGGCACACCCTCGACACGATTATTTCTACCGTATTGAGTAACACCGACTCTGCCGTTCATTACTCTCAAATATTGAGCATCTTCAATTAAGTGTAAACTATCGTCTTGATTTGCTCCTCCTGTAAAAATCTTTTTGTTTCTGATCATTTCAATTATGATTTTGGTGCGCCCATTGTATTTTTCTGAACTATTCTTTTAATCTTCTCTACACTCCAATCTGATTTTCTAGCTCTTAATATTTTTCTCTCTTTAATATAATAATTTTCAGCTAATTGCCTTTCTCCCATATTGTAAGTTCTGTTATGAGCTTTCATTTGGTATTCAATATAAGCCTGAATTGTTCTAATAGCATATGGATCTATTTGAGATGCAGCGTCTGCTGATTGACCATCAGAAACATATTGTAAAACAATATTTTCTACATAAAATTTTTGATCTAACTGAATTTGGTTTCTTTCTTTAAATACTTGAAACGTATCCTCTTGGTACCCTGCTCCTAAACCAAAAAATCTACCAATGTTTTCTCCATAATCGTTATACCTTACTGTAAACCATTGAGCATATGGCAAAGCTCCGTAATAAAGTTGATTTTCATTAGATCCGGGTGGCACCACATTGTCAGTCCACTCTTGCTCCGAGAAATTTTGATTTACATCTAAACTAATCAATGGGTTTAATGTACTTGTAGGCACTAGAGGTCTTATTCTTTGACCAATCATAACCCCAACAGTTACATAATCTTGATAATCTTCTGGTAGTTCTGCTGCATTAGTTTTTTGATTAACTGGCAATATCTTTGTGTTAATTACTCTTAAATCATCAAAAGTAATTTCACGCAAGCAATCTGCCGCATATACCATAAACTGCATATACCAATGAAGTGGGTATCCCTTTTTAAGTAAATAGTTTTTTACTATAAAATCTAAACTAGCTGTTGTCATCTTTAATTAGTTTTGCTTTGTAATTCACTATAACTGTTTACAATTCCTGTTTCTGGAACTATTGGAGCAAATTTAGCGAATACTTTTTCTATAATTTCTTCTTCCATATTAGCTGGTATTGGCAATGGATCTGTGTTTGAATATAATGATATATCCATAACAACTAAATACATATTTACCTCTGATACATCAAGAAGTGTAATATCTTTTGAAAATATAACCTCATTCTTTCTTACCTCATAATAAACGCTTCCTAAAAGGTCATTTAATAATTTGTCCGCCTTTAATAATGCGCCCTGACCTAATGGAACAGGCACAAAATCAATATCGCTTGTATTTACTACTCTATAAATGCCCATGTTTCTTGGTAAGGAAATTGGAACTATCGGCAATTCTGCCTTTGCTCTATCACCATACGAAGTAACCGGAATATTTTCGTAAAACGCCACCATTAAATTGTCTGGTATTGTTTCGCCGGTTGGTAATACTGCGCTGTAATATTGCGTTTGAAACATGGTATTAATAACCTGCTCAATTGCCTTTACTACATCTTCCATTTGAACAGATTGAGCTACATCTCTGTAACCTCCTGCTAATCTTAGCAAAACCTGCTCGGCCATTAAAAATTTAGTACTATTAGCCATTTTTATTTAGTTTCTTGTGTTTGTAATTGAGCAAATTGCTGAATATCTTGTTCAGCCATATTAATACCCCAAAATTTCAATGCACGCGCTATGATATTATTAATGTAAACATCTGTAAATTCTAATTGAGTGCTAGTATTTGGATCATAAGTTATTGTTCTACCTGTTTGAGTATATCCTAAAACTGGAGTAACTGGTCTGCGTAAATAATTGTAAAAACCTGTCTGAGTTGACTGAGGATATATTTGAAATCCGACAGCCGTGTCTTTTGCAATTGGTTTGGCAGTTGAAACAGGTCTTAATTGACTTGTTAATGCAAAAGGTAATTCATCTTCGTTAACAAATCTTACTGCGTTAATCGTGCTTCCTGTAACCGTATATGGGTTACCAATCATATGCAAATAATCAGATGCAAATGTTACCTGTCCGTCTGATGCAGATGTAAACTGAACCTGTGATCTTAGTTTTCTAATTGCATCATGAATTATTTGAGTAACGCCATATTGAGAAAACCAATCTTCGGTTGCCTCAAGCTGTGCGTTATCAATAGTCTGCATCGCTTCGGGTATTGTTATAAATACCCCTCTTTCTTTTCTTACGATAAAGACTAAGAAATTATATACATCATTAATGTTGTATGCCATTGTTTGTGTCCTCCCAAATTCCTAAAGCTCGATAGGATTTTATTAAATAATATTGTTTATTGTTATATTCATATTTCTCAAGAAATTGTGGTTCAAAACCAACAACATCTCCTTTTTTTAAATTCACCCCCTCTGGCACAGATAAAACTTTAGCTCTATCTCCTAGTCTTACTTTTGCATTGATTGTATCTACTACACCCATTTCTTTAATAACATCTTGTGGCAAATCAATATCAATTGGTTCAAGAATAATTCTATTGCCAACTGTTATTAATTCATCATTTTCTACTTTTGCAAATATATCTCTATAATCCGCTTTCCATACATCTTTTGTTCCTGTGTCAACAAGATTTTTAAAGAAAAAAGATTGAGTATTACCAAAGTTAAACTGAGCTTTCCATCTACTAATATTGTGTTCTGCTCCTTGGCAACCATCAATAAAATTTCCTCTTTTATCATGATAAGTACCTACCCAAATATGAGAAATCTTACCCGGCATAGCAACAATCAATAATGATTCTCCTTTGCCATTAGTAAATTTTTGGTAATAAGGACTATCTTTTGTAATCTCAGTAAAATAATCCCCATCGGATTCAAATTTTCTTTCAGCTACAACAGAATAATCAAACAACACCTTGTCCCCTTCTTTTAATTTAGAAACAACTTTGCCATCTGTGCCTTTTGGGTTTTTTGGCAAAGAATATACTTCTCCAACAACAGTTGCGTTCCATTCTGGTCGATACGATCCGTCAAGATATAGCTCTAAATCTCCCAATTTTATAGTATCCTGAATTGGCTTTTCTAGATTAAGAAATATATGATTTATTGGTTTTGCTTTCATAGTTAGCATAAAATTAGGTTTTTTATAGTATTTAAATTAAAAATGCCCTCATATTTTTGAAGGCATTTTAAAAATTAAACGATTGCGTCAATATAGCCTTCGTCCGGAATTAACCTGTAAGGGCTGCCATCGACCTCAATATCCACCCCAACACTGTGGGCAAACATGATTTTGTGACCAACTTTTACAAGCTCGGCCTCATCACCAACCGCAACTACAACGCCTGTTGCAAAGTCCTTTTGAACCGATTCGGGTAAAAAAATACCGGCATCGGTTTGTTTTTTCTCTTTATCTACTTTTACTAATACTCTCTTGTTTAGTGGTTTAAAATTCATTTAATTTAATTTTTGTGTTTTTTTAATATAATCCTTCATTTTTTTTATTGCTTCCTTGTTTTTTGGATCTTTTTTATTTAATCTATACTTATAATAAAATCCAACATGGTTGTATCTTGACTTAAATGATACCTCCTGCCTTTCAACTGAAGCCCCAAACTTTCTTTCTACACCTCTACCTATTTCTCTAGGCAAGTTAGTGCATCCAAAGTTATGGAAACCATTCATTATTGATAATATTTCCCCTTTTAACAAAGATTGACAAATTGATGCTAATTGTGTCATGATTCATATTTTTGGTTTTTTAAAATAGTTATGGTCGATATTTCCTCCGTCCATTTTGTTGGGTAATACGAGGATGTCTGTGTCGTAAAAGTTCCGCACCATGCCAGATTCGTGCAATATGACCTTCCAAACAGTGTTAAGTTCTGTTCCGTAATCAATCCAAGCGATTGCTTTTCCGTTACCAAGCGGCGTTTTGACATAAATTATATTTCTTAATTCGTGAATATACATACATTACAACGGGTTTTCGTTTGTTGTTTCAAATCCATTTGGTTGGTTTAGAAAATCATCATTAGAAGCCGGCTTATTGCTTGACAGTAAAGTTAATGATGCTACTCTTATATTTAATTGTGGTAAAGTTTCATTATTCTTGTTAGTATATGTTTTTGCTTCTGGAACACCTTCTAAATAAACTTGTGTTCCTTTTTTTAAATAAGGAGCAATGGCAGTTCTATCAGTCCAATAAGCTGCACTTACCCAAATAGACTTGTTTACCTCTAATCCTTCTTTGTTTTTGTACTTTTCAGAATGGGCAACAGAAAAATTAATTACACTTTTCCCATTTACATTGTTTACTGTGGCATCTTGTCCTAGATGTCCAATTACTTGCATTTTAATCATTGTTTATTGTTTTATATTTAGAAAATTATTTCTTCTCCGTTTTCGTTTTCGAAAGGCACCCACCCTTGCGATGCTTCTTGTCCTGATTCGGTTTTAAATGTCATATTTTTTTCATTCAAAAGTTTTTGCATAGGATCTGAACCATTGAAAAAGAATCTTCTAGTTTTGAATAACATTTCAAATACAAAAAACCCTTTTTTACCAACTATTTTTTGTCTACGAATTTTTTTACTATGAAATTCGCAAGTTGGATTTTGAGGATCTGTTTGTCCAAATGGTCTATGATAAACTAAAATATTATCAAGTTTGTTATTCCATAATGCACCATCTGCAATGTCAAAAACATCAGGACAAGGATAGTTCCCATCTGTTGCTTTTTGCATTTTAACCGGATGTGCAATTATCCAAAAGTAAACATTATTTGTTTGCGAAAATCTAGAAAATAAAGATAAAACCCATTCAAGATATTTATCCCTACCACCAAAATTTTGATAATTATTTGCTAACTGATTAAACGGATCAATATCAACGCCATCAACATTTTCCTTAACAATCAATTGCAAGAAAACTTCCATAATATACTGAGGAGTTGGTGTTACATTTTTAGGATAAACATAAAAAATGTGCTTACAAACAAAGTCGTATGTGTATTCGTAAATTTGTCTTGAAGGCCTATTTGGATTTGCAGGGGTACAATCGCAACCAAGTAAAATTTCTACAAAATCGTGATAGTATTCTTCTGGTGGATTATCTTCTGGTGAGAAGGTGGCAAACTTTTCTCCATATAACAAAATTCGCATTGCCTGATACCATTTTTTCCAAGAAGATTTTCCATAATTACCTATACCCGTTAACACAGTTATCTCTCCCTTTTTTGGCTTAAAAGCAAAGTCCATTTCTTTTACATTTATACCACTTACCGCGGCATAACCTTGCTCATACAAACCAAGTGCTTGCTCTTTTACATCAATTCCATAGATTACATCATTCAATCTTCCATCTTCGTCAATAACACCATTTTCTACTTTAACTTCTAACTTAGAAGTCTTATCAACTAAAATTTCTTTATCAAAAGATGCACTGCCAAACCTACCTTTATTTGTTCTATAAGCAGATGAAATAGCATTATCTGATTCTCTTTTTGTAAACTCTGAATTACTTAAAAATTCATTGTTAATCATAGAATTAGCCGTCAATTCATCAATACCATATCGACAACAAGCCGATGCTAGTTTAAAAATAAAGTTGTTTCTTTCGCCGGTTACAAATGCCTCGTTCTTGTTAGATAACCATGTTAAAAGTTTCTTAAAAATTTTGTCATCATCATCGGTTTTTTCATAAATTACAATCTTTTCGGTCTTTTTTATAGTTTTAAAAACCTCTGCTTTTTCGTTAATGTAAATATCAGGATCGTAGCTTTCATAACAAACCCTGCTTGGGTTAATACCGCTTTTGTCAACATCTGGAAATATATCCTGCAAGGCCTGAAAGTGTTCTCTATGCTTACTGCCGTCTGCAATTTTAATCAAGGCCTTTAACCCATTACCCGAAGGGCTAACCCAACAAGCGTAAACGAATTTATTGCTAATAATCTCGGTTTGGCGATCTCTTAGTTCAAAAATGTTGTCAAAATCCAAGACTATGTACCCGCTATGTAGAATTAGGTCAGAATCCTTCCTTTCTGCACCAAATTTTCCAGAAAAACACACAGATGGCAAATTCTTCTTTAAATTGGCAGATTTTTCTTTATCGATAGTATTCCTTATCTCGGACACAGATAGGCGACTCTTGCCCTCCCTAATGCGGTTTAAACCATATTCTAGAGTTACATAGTTAGGCTCCTTTGAGTATATGTTCTTAAAAATCGTTATCATGAATTAAATTATTGTTCAGAAATTGTTTTGTAGTTTTTTCTAGCCTCTGCAAGTCCTTTTGGTAGTATTTCTTCATTTTTTAAAACCGGAGCTTGTATTGTTTTTCTAGCCGCGTCTATGACCCATCTTTTAATCGTCAAGTAATCAGACTTTGTTTTGTAGCCCTTTTCAATTTTGTAAGATGAAAGAAAATCATATACCCTAGCAATAAAATCAAAACCGTACTCTTGAAGTAGTTTTTCGTTTTCTTCTTCTAGCAAAGAAATGTTATCTCTGTATTTTATCTTTTTATTTACTTTACTTTTATTTACTTTACTTTGCGGCATTTCTGCTTCAGAAACTCCGTTAGTTACGGTATTATTGTTAACAAATTTACCGTTTATTCGTTGTTGTTTCTTACTATTATCCTTACTTTTACCTCTTTTTTCATACACTGGTTTCAATCTTTCGTCAAGTGATTCAGAGTGAATAAAGCCTTCATTTATGAATATCATCTCCAATTTGATGCAGTAATCAATCACATCCCGTATTTCTGTAGCAGAAACTCCGAAATCACCGGCCATTAATTCAAATTCTACCTCTGAATATTCAAAAACATTGCCATCTATACCGGTTAAATACTCTAAAATCATAGACCAAATAGCATAACCAATTATCCCATATTTTGTACGAATAGCTTTTACCTTTCTATGGTTTCGCATATCCCTATCGTGAGGAAAGTAATCACAGTAATTCTTTATTGGGCGAGCCATTAGAATTTATTTAATCGTTAATAAAATCGGTTTTCAAAGCATCATTAATCCTATTGATTTCAGGATTTGTAAAAAGAAGTTTACCCTGCATTTTGCGTGATAATTCCGATTCTGGTATTTTGGCATTTAATGAAAGCCAACGCTGCGTCCTACCATCTAATGCATGCTTTATTTTTTCATGCAATGGCTGTTTTAATTCTTCCATAAATATATTTTTTTGCCAAAAGTAACCATAAAAATTAAAATTCCAAATATTTTTAATAATTTTTTAAAATAATTTTGTGTATTAATTTATTTAATTTAATTTTGATTTATGGAAAACAAAGAATTAATCTATGAATTAGCCAAAAAACTTGATATGGTAATAGAGGTACACAAGAAGGGGATATATCAAGGGAAATATAGATTTATAGGCAATAAATTACATAAACTAAAAGAAAAACCAGAAAATGTCCCACAAAGAACAAGCGGTAGAGATTTACACTAAGTTTTTTTTAAAACTTAAAAATATATCTTTTGAAGAAAGAATAGAAAAAGCAAAAATAGAATCAATTAAATATTCTGAAGATAAATTGAATAAATGCAAAGAACCAGAAAATTTTTCATACTGGGAATATGTAAAAGGTTATATTGAAAAAATAGATGTAAAATATAATAAACAAAATGAGAAACTCAACAATAATTGTAAAAAAGAAACGATGCATTAATTGCGGTAAAATTGATTACCATTTTTCAAAAAAAATGTGTAAGCAATGCGCTACAATACACAGCACACAAAGAAGAATGGATGCACATGAAGAAGAAGATTTTGAAAGTTTTAAAAATTTAACTGAAGATCTTGATCATGTATTTAGTCAATATATTAGATGCAAATATGCAGATAAAGAAGGAATGGTTGAGTGTTTTACTTCAGGTAAAAAATATCATTGGACTAAAATTCAAAATGGGCATTTTATTCCAAGAGCAAATTTAGGAACCAGATGGCTAGAACAAAACTGCCGCCCACAATCTGAAAATGATAATGTCTTTTTATCAGGCAATTTGGAGGTATATGCTAGAAGATTAGACGAAGAAAGAGCTGGCACGGTTGAATATCTACAAGAGCTGGCTAGGCAGGTTGCAAAACCAACAAAAGATGAATTAAAAAGCCTAATTATTGAATATAGGGCTAAATTAGACTTGGTTAAAAAGAAATTTGTAAAAATAATTTAAAAAACACATAATTTTACATAGTTCCGTGTTTTTTTTGGTTAGATTTTAGTTGAAGCCCCTGTTATTTTTAACGGGGGTTTTTTGTAGTTTTAGTCTTAATTTTGAGATATGAGATACAATATCCCTGAAGAATATAAACCTTTTATAACATCAGTAAAAAGACAGTGTAAGAAATATGGGATAGAATTAATTTTATCGCCATCAAAGCGCGTAGTGCTAACAGATGATTATTTACAAGAATGTAGTGGGTATTTTTGTGATACAGACAAAGCTCTTGTGGTTGCTTGTGGAAAACCTTTTGAAGAATGGTTTGAAATACTTATCCATGAATTTTCGCACATGGAACAATGGAAATCTGATGAAAGGTGGAATGTATGGAATGATAATACAGGTAAAACATGGGATTGGTTAGCAGGTAATATTATGCTTAATAAAACACAAGTGCTTAACATGCTTGACTCTATGGTTGAGTTAGAAAAAGATTGTGAAATGAGGGCTATTGAAAAAATAAAGAAATGGGGACTGCCGGTTAATTTAACTAGATATGTAAAAAAAGCAAATGTTTATTTATACAGCTATCACATGATGCCTATTCTTAAAAGGTTTCCTACTGGGATATATAGTGATAAAACTTTAATAGAAATGGCTCCCAAAAGTTTTAAAAAAACATATAGAAATGTTCCTAAAGATATGTCTGAATATATAATATTAAATTATTCTAAAAAATAATTATAAAATTTTATTATTGATAATTCTTTTATTTAGAACTTCAAACTCTCCATTTTTTTCTACTAAAATATGTGCGAATCCTACATTGTGTTTTGTATTGTGTGGATCATAGTCCGGAGCTAATGTGCAAAGGCATCCTACACTCCAGCAGCTAATTTGTTCTTCTTTTATATTTGTTTCAGAATGATTTGATGTAGAATGAACGTGGCCAATAATCATTGAACTTTTAGATCTCATAAATACGCCTCTTGCAGCGTTTACGGGTGCCATAAATCCTCTCACAATTGTATGTCCATGTAACATATGCAGCTTGCCCGCGCGAACCACTACATGTTGTTCATAAAATTCTATGTTATATTTTTTTAAATCAAGTCTTTGTGGCAATCTGTAATATTCATCATTAAAAAATACAGGTGCTTTTTTCATTAAATATCTTACATACCAATTATCATGATTTCCTTCTAGCCAAACTATATGCGCTTTTGGAAATTTTGTTCTTAAATGCGAAAGAAATATTTCACAATATTCAAACCACTCAACTACATCATCTTTTCCCGGAGGCGGTGCATCATGACTTGTAAACGGGGTGTTGTCTAAAATATCTCCTCCCAATACAATACAATTAATTTTATTCTTAACTCCATACTCAATGGCTAACTTAATAGCATCGTTGTTTTGATTTGGAATGTGAATATCTGATAGCCAAAGAATATTATTAGAACTTGTTGGTAAATCTACAAATGCTCTGTTTTGCATTTTAGATGGAGGCAAATCCGGGGTGTGTGTAATTTTTATATGTTTACTTGACTTTATTCCACAAGCACTTGAAACTGTCCTTATTGCAGTCCTTGCGTGTTCTACACTGTTAAAAATATGTTCATGATCATTGTAAAGTTTAGCTGCAATTGAATGTTTGCTAATAGACGGGAATTTTGCTAAATACTCGGCTGCTAGTTGCTGTTTTTGTGTCATTAAAACATTTTAATATAAAATTAACAAATTAAATTGCTTTATTGAAAATAAATATCAAAATATTAACATTAAATTAATTTTTACCTCTAAAACCAATTATTACGCCCCAATATCCCCATCTAACTGAAATCCCCATGTAATTTGAATTTTTTGATCTTATAAAAGACAAAGATGGAATTAAAAAAAACTCATTTGAATATTTACTTGAATGAAAATCATTGAAAAAACTAAACATAACCATATTTTTTTAAAATTTTAGATAATACTGCTTCTTGTTTTGGCGAAATAAGCCCCATTTTAAGACTTTTATCAAAATTTGACCTATTGATGCCCGCTTCCCTGCAAAGTGCCGAAATATTGATTAATTCATGGGTTTTTAACCAATCTACCAAACTATCCGCTTTGGCAATTTCTTGTTTTGGCGACACATCAATTTTTACACTACCGCCAACTTCTTTTTTGTATAAAATCTCTCTTGACATATCTATACCATTTTTTTGGTACCACAAATATAGTATAAATAAAATATTGGTACCAAATATTTGGTATGTTTTTTTATATTATTACCTATATCCCCTCTCTTAATCCATACCCAAACATCCCCTAACCACATACATACAACTGCCTGACCTGACCACATTGCAACCACTAAACCACCCTACAACCCATATACATCAAGCAATTGCCCGTACCCATAACCAAAACCCAAAACCAAAAACCGAACCCCCATACCACCACTTTGCCCGTTCCCCCTTGCGGTCGACCACACCCTATATCGTAACGTTACCCTCCCTCCCTCCAAGTGTCTGAGTTTTTAAATTTTTCGCTTACGCGAGTTATTATAGATATGGCTGGTCTGGATAATTTGACTTATATGGGACAAATATGTGTCAAAAAGTGCGTTTTATGACACATTATCGTATGAATAAATGTTACTTTAATACATAAAAGTATAACAAGTGTAAGTCTATTATAACTTAAACTTGTTTAATTTTTTTGATAATTAAGTAGTATTACTACCGATTATGTCAAGTTATAACCTTACTTTATTACATAAAATGTAAAGTTTATTTGCATGAATTATTGGAAAATTTCATGCAGATTATGTCCAGTTTTTTATATAATTTACTCGACAAAAAAACCCGGCCGCCTAAAAAGGTACCGGGTGGATCAGTTGTCCGTACTAAACCATTAACATGGCAAAGATAGTAGAAAAAAAATATTAAATTTATTTTTTTAATTAAATAATTTAATTTAACTTTGGTTTAAAATTAAAAATTATGGAAAATAATGTAATTGAAACAGTAGATTTTGGAAAAGCTATTGAGTTTTTAAAAAAAGGATACACCGCAGCTAGATTAGGATGGAATGGCAAAGGTATTTTTATTGAATTGCAAGTTCCAGATGAACACAGTAAGATGACAAGCCCGTATATTTTTATTGATACAACGGGATTACAAACAGACAATCCGGATGCTCCTAAAAGCAGAGTGCCATGGTTGGCATCTCAAACAGATATGCTTGCGGAAGATTGGATTATAAAATCAAAATAAAAATGGCAAGACTACCAAATCCAGATTCAGTTGCCAGTAAGACCGGTTTACTAGAAGTGGATAAAACAATTTCCTTTAATAACCCGGTTAAATCGGTGGCCGTAATGATATCCCATCTTAAAAAAACACAGGAACATCAAGCTAAGATCTTCAAAATTAAGCACACCAATGGAATCACTCATGTAACTAGGGTTAAATAATTAAAGGCTTCAACTAAAATGGAAATCAGAACAATTAACTATCAAAAAACATTCAATCTTGGCAATTACCAATCAGAAAGAATTGGTGTCGAGATTGTATTGGAGCAAGGTGAAAGCGCAAATAAGGCCATTGATCTCGCAAAACAATTCGTAGAGGAGTGCCATCTTACCAATCAAAAAGTTCAGGCTTTGCAACATGAAGAAGAACCAGTAGAATTGATTAAGACACAATCTCCTCAAACGCTGATTGAGAGAACAATGAGCTTTATTGACGCTTGTAAAAACGAAGGCGAACTAAAGGCTTTTGAATTTATGTCCAAAAACAAACCAGAACTAAAAATGTATTACGACAAAAAACTAAAATCTTTCAAGTGAATTTTAACAAAACTTTAATTAGATCCAGCTCTGTTGGGTACTTGATGACGGAACCACAAGCCAAAGCAGACAAGGACGCAGGTAACTTATCCAAGACAGCAAAGACACACTTGCTTGAAATCTACATTGCAGAAAAGTACGGACGCAGGAAAGACGTACAGACCAAGCAAATGAAAAAAGGAATCCAAGTAGAAGATGATTCGATCGCATTGCTTTCGGAATACATGGGCAAGCCATTTAGCAAGAACTCAGAACGATTCACTAACGATTATATCACAGGGCATCCAGATATTTTGGATTTAAGCGAAAGTGGATTGAAGATATGGGATGTGAAATCAAGTTACGACCTGTTTACATTTTTAGGAAATTTACCAGAAAAGTTAAAGGATTTGTACTATTGGCAATTGCAGTCATACATGTGGCTAACAGGCGCGGTTGAATCGTCAATTGCATATTGCCTTGTAAACACCCCGTTTGGCATCATAGAGCAAGAAAAGAAGTCATTACTCTACCGAATGGATGTTATATCAGAAGAAAGCCCTGAGTACGTCCTAGAGGCTTCTAAATTGGAATTAAACATGATGTTTGATGACATTGATATAAAAGAAAGAATACTTATCTTTCCAGTACAAAGAAACGAGGAAGATATTCAGCTAATCCAAGACAAGGTAGAAAAGGCAAGAGCATACCTAAGTATGATAGAAAACACTCACAAAAACTTTAACAATGAGAGGATCTAATGTGGTAAGTTCCGTACACCACTTAAAAATGGCTAGAGAGCATTTCGAGGATTTTAGACGAGAGTTCCCAGAGGCCATGGGATCAAAACTATTCAAAACATACATAGACAGAATAAACTGGATATTCAAAGATTTGCTTGCCTACCCACATTTGACGCAGGCTGTAAGAGATGGATTCAAGGCTGAAATTGAAAGTGATGTATTTGCCATTCCAGCCATAAGTGAGAAAGTAGCCCTATTAAACCCACAGCAAAGAGATATGATCGAGGCTACCATAGACGCCATGCTTTCAGGAGTTGAAATAAAAATTTCAGATGTTTCAGAAAAATCTTAATTTAGTGGCATGTTACCTGACATCTTACAAAGGGGAGATATGCCCCAAAATAAGCTAAAAAAAGAAGCTGAAGATTTTTTGTCAAGAAGAAATTCTAACAGAAATGTAATTTCTCAATTTACACCAAAGCAAGGCGAATGGAACATGTTAGCCGGCCAAAACGCAGCAAGACTTAAAGAACAAAACAAACCATTAAACAGAGCTGCCAGCAGCAAGGTTGCTAAAAATACAATGGAAAATTTAGTAGAACCATTGTTGGCATTAGAAGGCGTAGGAGCTATAGGCGGAATAACAAAAGCATTATATAAATCTGGATTAAAAAAGGCAGCAAAAAAAGAAGCTAACGATTATGCTTCATCTCTAACACAAAACAATGTAACAAGATATTTTGATAAAGAAGGCAAGGAGCTGCCATTTACAACAGCTATTAGATCTAAAGATGAAGTAATAAAAGCAAATCAAGCATTAAAAAAAGATTTTAAAACAGGATCTGCTTCCGCGCCACCGGAAGGATTAAATCCATATTTAACTGATGAAAATGGTGAAAAATTAGGATTAGATTGGAAAGATATAGAAAAATACGATCCTGCTTTTAATTTAAAATCAAATAAGATAAAAGAAGCAGATCAAGTTCTTTTAGATTTTAGAAATAGAATATCTACTCCAGAAGGAGAAAAAAGAATGAAAAACTTATTGGGTGATAGATATGAAAAGGTAAAAAATAATATAAACAAATTAGAATTAAAAGAAGATCCTTCAGATTATGCATATTATACTTCTGGTGTAATGACTGACCCATATATAGGATTACACCCAGAGTTAAATACGGAAATGGTAAAGCCAATTGTTAGACATGAAATAGAGCATGCCGTTCAAAAGGGAGCTACTACCGAGGTTGATGATATATTATCAAATTTAGAATTAAAAAAAACTCCTAATAAAGTAAACTGGGATGAAAGGAAATTAGACAAACAAATAAATCCGTATAATTTAAAATACAAATTAAAAGATAGACAAGACGCTACAGATTATTTTGATTCTGGCTCTAGTGGTAGAGAAAAAGGTGCATTTTTAGGAGAATTACAACAATATATGGTTGATAATAAACTTATATCACATCCTTATGCTGTAAACGAAATAACGCCTTCAAAAATAAAAGAGGTTTTTATAGACAATATTGGACAAGATAATTATCCTTTAAGAATATTTAATATAATGAAACCGACTGATAAGAATTATAAAATTTTAGCAGATGGTTTAAATAAAATGTTAATTGGCGGAGGTGCCATAGCAGGAGCAAAAAATATTCTAGGTCAAAAAAATGTAAAACAATGAAAGGAAAACTAAACAAACTAGGAGTTGCCAATAGTCTTTGGAACAACATCCGCGCAAAAGCTGGATCAGGTAAGAAACCTACGCCAGAAATGCTTGAGCAAGAAAGAAAAATTAAAGCAAAAGAAAAAAAATAATTTTTATGCTAGGTATAATGAACGCGCCATTAGATCCAATGTCTAATTTATTATTAAAAAAGACTCCAAGATTAAATATAGACAGTACTTTAAAAGCAAATATGTCTAAAAATTTTATCAAAAGGATGTTTGACCCCAATCCAATGTCTATACCAGATCCACAAGATTCAAAAAGAAGCATGACTCACTTTATGGAAGTTTCAGATGGTCTTGCATATCCTAGGGTTGTTCAAATGGGAAATCAATTGAAGTTTTTAAATAGTGATGATGCGTACAATTACGCTAAAAAAACAGGAGAGTTTATTAAATTTAAAGATGATAATGATGCATTGTATTTTACGCAAAATTATAAAAAAGGCAAAAACGTTACAATAGGCAAATAATGAGGCACAAAACACCAGCTTGGACTCGTAGTGAAGGTAAGAACCCAGAAGGCGGATTAAACGCCAAAGGAAGGGCTTCCTACAACAAAGAAACGGGTGGTAAACTAAAGGCACCAGTTAAGTCCGGAGTTAATCCAAGGCGTGTATCATTCGCAGCTAGATTCGCAGGCATGAAAGGAGATATGAAAAAGCCAAATGGTGAACCAACTAGAAAAGCATTAGCCCTAAAAGCATGGGGATTCGGTTCTGTCGCTGCAGCAAGAGCATTTGCAAACAGACATAAGAAAAAATAAACGATAATATATTTACTTCCCCCCAAGTAGCCTCCTCTAAAAAGGAGGTTTTTTATGTACATAATTTTGTACAAAGTTTTCTAATTGTAAACTTATTTGGTAAATGTTACAATATGATGTATATTGCATCAAACTGCATCATAATGAAAAAAAGAATTACAATTAGCCTTTCAGAAGAAAGTTACATTAAATTACAACTTCTAGCCAAAAAGAAAAAATGGTCATTAAGCAAAACAGTAGAGGACATTTTAGAAAGACAGATCGCAAAACAGAAACCAGCAGTTCAACACGCAGGAGGGGTTTATGAAAAAAGTAATCCTTAATATAACACCCCAAACTCACGTAAGGGCAACTCAGGGTGATTCAATATTTTTCAGAATACCTAGAGAAAAATTACGCCCCTCCGGGCTAAGTAGATTGATAAGACTAGAAAAGTACAACAAGTACAAAGTAGATCTATGCGCAGAGGCTAAATCAAAAAGATTCGTTCTCCCACCGGTTGGCGCTTCTATAACTTTCTTTATTCCAGTCCCACCATCTTGGTCTAAGAAAAAAAAGAAATTACATCATGGCAGATTCCACCAGTCCAAACCAGACATAGACAACTTACAAAAAGCCTTTTTAGATTCTCTAATGGCAGAGGACAAACAAATAGCTCACTTGGAAGTCCAAAAAAGATGGGTTGACTTTGAAATAGGGTGGATCGAAATCTCTTACAAAGAATACACGGAGGTACTTGACCTACCCTCCCCCAAATAAGCTCTCGCCAAAGACTCGGC